CTTTGGAGCCGGGAACTTGTGCGACTTTAGATAGAACTTCGTTCCATCCACCATCTGTTCTGCTATAGACATCGCCACACCCACTAACGGCTGATGCGACACCTTGTGACCAGTCTTTGTCCCAACCAGGATTGTCTAGCTTCCACTGATCGTAATCAGCGATAGTCATAGACAAAACCTTAGTCTCACCAGTTTCTAAATTTTTTACAGGATAAATGGGCATTAGGTTGTAATTGCCTTGCGTTTGGTTTTCTCTTGCAGTGCGGCACTGAACTTGAGTGGTCTAGCAGTACACATATTGCATACGCTTTCTGGAATTTTACTATTATTACAGAAATTTGTCAATTCATTGTCAGTGCAGTCAACTGGTAGTCCATCGACGAGATACTCTTGCCAATCTCTATCATCAGATTGTTCAGTCACATACAATAGTTCTTTTAGGAATGCCGTGTTAGGACACTTCCATAACTTACCATTGTATAGTTGTGTATTAGGACAGGAACATGCTTTGAAACTCTTATCAGGTTTGCCATGGTTGTAAGGATGTACCTTACCACCACTCTTCCTGATTGAGTTGAACCAACGGTCCTTGCCAGTGTGATGTTCAGTTACAAGCACCTTAGGGTGATTGAATTTCTTGATCACATCTTCAACTAGATCAACATGGATACTGATTCTTAGATAAACCCGTGGGTTTTCTAAACTTTCTTTGATCCACGCTTCATTCTGTAGGAGCAATAGACCATTGCTGTAGAGATAGACAGGAGAATTAGAGTGTGTTGTACATGCATCGAGGATCTCTTTGCAACGGGGATTCAATAGCGGTTCTCCACCAATGATAGAGATCCGATTTACATCTAACCGTGGAAGTATTGTAGCAATGTCTTGGAGTAATTGATCCGTGTCTATTCTACTGCTAGGAGCAAAATAATTACTGAAATGATTACAACCTTTACACTGCAAGTTACATCCTATTGAAGCACTCACATCTAAGATGTCAAGTTTTGGTTTCATAGTATGCTAGATACGCTGCTCCAATAGCGGTGCCTCCATCATGAGCAATGGGTTCCACATATAGATTTATATGAGGGAACTTCTTCTTCATTTTGTAATTGGCAACACAGTTTAGAAAACACCCACCAGAAACTACAACGTTGTTCGATGTCCGCATCTCCAAAAGTTCTTCGTATCGTTGCTCCCACTGTAGTTGTGTGCTGAATGCAGGTTCATCATTGTATGCACTCATACCCATAACTTTACCAGCATCTCGGTGGTCCCACCCATAGACCAGAGCAGTCTCCTCAAACTGACGACCACAACCTATACTATCCGGACCAAAGATCCTCTTGTGTGTGGTAGTAAAATTAGGTGCAGAGAATATAGATTCTATCTCAAGTCCTTCGCTGGTCTTAGAACCATTGGAGTCCACTACAATACAGGATGCCTTACGAAACCCTGAGTTGTAGTATGCACAGGCAGCATGAGTCAGGTGATGATGCTTTCTATAGTCATGGATCTTTGCATCAGGAAATTCTTTCTTGAACTTCATCAGGTCTTTGATGTTGTCCACCTTCTTATTGCCACGCACCCAGTGAGAGTCTGCTAATGCAATGTGACTTGCCTGTGGTAAGTATTTGATCAGGGTCTTGACCCGATGATCCCATTTCTTTCGCGTAAGTCTTTCTGCTTCCAGGTAAAATATTACCTTGCCCTCATACAATGCACAGATAGATCCATTGTTAGATAGGTTGACCCCTATGACCAAATTTTTGCCGGAGTTTTTTTTCCGGTTCTCGGGAAATGAAAAGTTCATTTTGAAATGAGTCGCCCGATCTCAGGGAAATAAAGATAAGGTATCTCTGACCCATGGAAGGTTTCCATTGCATCCTCAGGTGACTCGACTAGAGGTTGACCTGCTAGGTTGAATGAAGTATTGAATAGCATAGGCACACCGGTACTCTTATGGAATGCCTGAATTAGATCGTAGTAGTGACGATTCTGCCGACCAGTTACCGTCTGGATGCGACAGGTCTTGTCTACGTGCAGCACACCTGGTATCTTATCCCATTGATGAGGCCAACAGTCCATGGCATACATCATGTGCGGAGACTCCTTCAGTCCTGCCATGTCAAACCAATCGTTTGCATGCTCAAGCATCACACTTGCAGCAAAGGGTCTGAAATGTTCCCGCTTCTTTATCGTATTGATCTTTGCCTTGGCGTTAGGGTCACGTGGATCATAGAGCAATGATCTGTTGCCAAGTGCACGTGGTCCTGCCTCAGACCTACCCTGAAAGATTGCAACAGGGTTCTGATTCACCAGCAGGTCTACAACATCTTGCAGACTTACTTCATCCCCCTTGATGTGGTTCAGAGTATAAACAGGTCCCAAATAGAGTGTCTTCATGATGTTCTAGTAACGCTGAACCAATGGAGAGACCTCCATCATAAGAAAGAGGATCGACATAAAGATTTATGTCTAGTTCTTTCATGATTTTGTAGTTAGCAACACAGTTGAGGAAGAATCCTCCACTAACTACGACGTTTGTTTTTCCGGTTGCAGTGACTGCTTTCTGAATGATGCGTAGAGCATGCTGTTCAGCAGATATCTGTAACCGATGTGCCAATTCTATTTTAGTACACTCTGGACCGGTGTATGCGGTAGTGTGTCCTTCTGCATACAATTCCTTGCTGCATACACTATGGTTGTACTCGACGTTGAATAGATCAGGTTCCTGTTTGGTCTCACAGTATGGTGCCAGACCCATAGTCTTACCTGCCTCTCGTTCATCGAACCCACAGAAGCGTGACACCCTACGGTACGCTTGACCCACACTGGTACGGTCACTATAGAAATGATTACCCTCCCAGTAGGGTTCCTTCAGTTTTGCACACTCATCTTCACTCCAGAAAGTTGAGTAGTGTTTGAAGACAGGAATGAATCCTTGCTTGTCATGTACAAAGATGCTCTCAACCTCACAGAAGTTCAGTCCATCCTTGACTACATTGGATCCCTTCCCATCCATCACTACACATACAGCATCATCAAACCCTGAGTTGTAAAAAGCACTGGCAGCATGACACTCATGATGCCTAGTGCGATAGTCCACAATAGGGATGCCTAGATCCTTTACAATTCTAGTCAGATTATTTTTCTGCTTGAGTCGTAGGATAAACTTCTCTGGATAGTATCTGGTATAGCAGTCACAGATAGTAACCTTGTCAATGCTAGAGTCCAGATACTTTTTTGCTACTTGGATAGCAGATCGATCACGTTTGATCTTACTCAGTCTTTCTTCTTCCAGATAGAAGAGAACCTCACCGTCTTCTACAATAGCAAGTGATCCATTGTGTGATAAATTTATTCCACAGATTCTTGCCATTCCAATGCTTCACTCACCGATGGATATTGTTCAATGAAGATCTCCTTACATGCTTCGGCAACCTCCATGTGTTCTTTCTGTGTGCCGTTGGCAGTCCTCAAATTGATGTAATGGATCCACGACCTACATGAACCTGTCATGTAGATTCTGGTGGGCGTACAGAGTGGAAGCACATTCCTTGCACACTCCTTTGCCACACCACGCTCAAGCATCTGTTGATACAGTGCCATGGAAGAATCAAACAGAGTTTGCATCTGCAACTCCAGATTCTGTACTACGAATGGATCAAGATCATCAATAGAATTCTGACGATTCTTGTCATCCTGACGACGCAGTTCAGGAATAGGAATAGAATCTCTCAGCAGACTAGAGTCTGCATAGCGTTGTGAAAACTCTTGGAAAGTAAAACTACGGTGCCTCAGTATTTGAGCTGCGATAGCACGGGTAGTATTGATCTCCAGAGTCATAGTGGATTGCTCAAACACAGACCAGTGGTTGTGCTTGATACAGTAGCGGAGCAACCCAGCATACTTTTCGTTCTCTTGATTAGAAGGGTTGCTCACGCGAGCAATGTACGCCATCATCTGCTCAGCGTCAGGCGTATTGCTTACCAGTTTTACAGTTGGTTTCATAGATCTTCGTACTGCCAGCGGCGTCATGGACCTTCGTAGGTTTCGTCGTAGTCTAACTCAACAGGGTCGCATTCGTCAAATCGATACGACTCAACGTCGGAGTAGACTTCTGCTTTCAATGCACTAAGCAGCATCTCTAGGTCAGAGATAATAATCTTTAGTTTGTCTCGTTCCATACGTATAGCATAAGATAAAAAAAGAGAGGTGTCAAGACCTCTCTTAGTATGACTCAGGATTGAGAAGCGAACTTGCGTTCTACCTTGACTCCACGATACATGAGGTCATGGTTGTTACGCTGGTCACGTTCTTGAAGAACCTTTGCCTTGTAACCTTCAGCGTCATACTTGACGCCGCGATAAGTGATGGTAGTCATCAGTCTTACTCCTAAAGTAATTGGATTTTTAGGCCCGTTCCTTTAGTCGTTTGCGTCCCAAGGACATTCAGGAGTTGCATCCTGAATAGTCTCAACTAACTCAACTTTGATTTCATTCTTCAGGTACATATCTTTTTGAACTCTGAGGATGATAGCATCCGCATCTTCGCAAAGTATACCTGAGTAAAGTAGTAGTTCCGCCATGGGATGAACGGCTCCGTTCCGCGACTTACTTGCGTCCAGGCATGGGATATGAAGTCCCTTCTGGATGAACGTATGGTAATTATACCACACTATGTAGGTCTGTCAACTTCTACACCGCTTGGTACCACAGTAGTCTGCACAGATATGGGGTTTCTTATCCCATGAATCCACTAGAGTATGCTGGAAGAAAGGAGTCTGCAATACTTCTTCAAGACTGTGGTGCTGTAAGCATATAGATTTGATACCACCCTGGTTTTCGATCAGTGGTATGACATTATCCCAGAATACTTTCTGCATATACTCAGCACCCACACCTTTGTTTGGGTTCTTGATGTCCCTGAACTCTGCGGGAGCATCGATGTCATCATGGACATAGAACTGTGGGTAGAAGAACCTTAGACGTGACTGGTGGAAGCAGCAGGCATGAACCACACCCCGACTATCAATCCTCAGTTGTCCTGGTTTACCACGTTGGTGTTTATATCTACAGTCAACAGGACTGTCATCAGCAACAGGATTGTTCTTGAATACGTGGGCAGGATCAGAAACTACTTCTAGTTTTCTGACTGTGCCTTTGTATTCGTAAGTGAATGTACCATCTCCCTTACCACTAGCATCATACATATCATTGACCTTCGTGTGTTGAAAGTCTTTGAACTTCATCAACCTACTGAGTGTTCTGCAACGCTTAGTCTGATGCTCATTGTGTTTGAAGACTAGCATCCTCCACACAGCAGGTCCACCAGCAGCAATGAATGCTCTAGCACTACTGATTACTTTATTGTAGTCTACACCTACCCTATACTGTTGTATGGTATCTTCTAACCCATCGATAGAGAAGATAAGAAAAGAATCTTTATGTGATGCTCCCATGAGAGCACCAAGTTTACCCCAAAACTCTTGGTCTCGGGTGCCTCCATTGGTACTCATCTGGAAAATGATATTCCTATTGACATTCAGAGTGTAGGAATATATTTCTAGCAGGTCCTCACACAATGTGGGTTCACCAAAAGACCCTTGGAAGTACATCAACTCTGTCTTCCTAAGGGTCTCTGGTGGGAACCACTCCTTCCACTGCTCAATGCTAATGGAAGAACGATTCATTGATGGGTCCGGTTTCAACACCGCTACCTCATCGTTATAAGATGTCTTGTGCCTGGCACACAGAGGACACTTGGAGTTACAATGATCAGTTAGATCAATGAGAAACTTCACTTATCACGCCAGTGGATCTCAGGGTATGCTTTCTCTACAACACTGCGGGTGATGCGATACTTGCTTTGCAGCATACCGTCCTTGACCAGACAGATAATCTCTGCCTCATCAGCATGAAGAGTCTCCAGGAGTTGGACCAGCATAGTCTCACGCTTCATCTGTGACAGGCGATCGTTGCCACCACGGATGAAGTTATAAAGGGTGCGCCACTCACTGATCAGACGTGTGTGACCCACATGATTAGCAGGAGTATCGTTTACCTTGTAAGGTACAGGTCCTTCTGGGATAGCACTGAAGATCTTCTTATCAAAGTTCCAGATCAACACTGCCTTTACATCATCCCGCTTATTGTTTGACAGGATCTCTACCTTTTTGTCAACCGTCTTAGCACCGTGAACTGCTTTGAACAACTCAGATACAAGAGGATTATCAGGAAGTTTTGCCATAGTTAGTCTTCAAATTCATCTAAATGTGGAGTGTCACCCTCAAATCGAAAGGAGATAAGTGACTCAGCAATCGGATTGCCGTTCTCGTCAAACATCTCGGGGTGTGTGTACTGTGGTGTTACATCATGGATGTACGCCCGAACTAGGTAACCAATTACTAGTCCTAAACCAACGGTCTGTAGTAGGATGACAACACCCATGACTACAAAAACGACTGTGGAATCAAGAGACATAATTGTTTCTCTCTCTTTCTATATGTAGGGAATATTTTACCCCAAACAATTTGAACAGAGGAATAATTCTTGCGAAGTTTGGTTTCCTTTTGCGGTTGCGAAGAAGGAGTTCAAACCCCTTGTTCATAGTCAGATCATCTCTCGATCCTGAAGATACTTCAAAGTTTCTTTGCATCCACCTATCGCTTTGTTGTTGATGGATACTTGAGGAAACGTTGCTGCCTCCTCAAATTCCAGAATGAATTGTTCTCGTGTGAAATCTTTGTCTAGTTTATACTCGATATAATCGATGTCAACAGAGGCGAAGAGTTGCTTGACTCTATCACACCACTGACAATTATCGCGGGAGTAAACTACTGCCTTCATAAGTCGGTATGCTTTTTATGTAATCGGAAAATAAATCGGCACCTTCTGAAAGAGAAGATGCCATCTGTCGGAATCCTGTTCCAACATAAATTTGCCCCGCCACCACTGAGACAGTTGCGATGCCCCAGAAGATGTAATACCATTTAGATTTGACTTGGTGTCGTCTAATCTTTTTCATAATAAGGAGGTCACTCAGGTATTATATCATCTTATTGCTTAGTGGTCAATAAGAACCAGTGCGTGCTTTTTTCTTTTCAAGTTCAGCAACTTCCATCATCACTGCCTTTTTAGCCAATTCTTGATTGCGCCAGTAGTTTACAGTATTAGCATGATCATCTTGCTGAAGACGTTTCCAGCAACGTTCTCGGAAGCGCCACATAGGAGATGCATTCTCCGGAGGAGTAACATCTTTAGTGCCATCACTATCCAAAACTTGCTTGGTATGTTTCAGATCAGTACCAGTGTCAGATAGTGTAAGTCTCCTTGATAGTGACATTGATAACACAACTATACTACATCAACTTTATTTAGTACAGACTATCCTCCTGGGAGGACAAAATTGTGCAGTCAGAGGTGGGGTAGGCAACGCAGGTGAGGACAAACCCTGCTTCAATTTGATCGTCGTCTAAGAATGATTGGTCGTCTTGATTTACTGTGCCCTCTACCACCTTGCCAGCACATGTAGAACATGCACCAGAGCGGCAGGAGTAATCAAGATCGATGCCTGCTTCTTCAGCAGCATCGAGCACGTAGGAGTCTTCAGGACAGTCGAAGGTTGTGTCTTCGCCTTCGGGGGTGCGGATTGTGATTTTGAACATTGAAATTATTGAACGTGAACTGTACCAATCATGCCAGCGCCTTTGTGAGGAGCACACCAGTAGGTGTAGTCACCAACTTCAGGGAAGGTGACATCGAACTCTTCACCAGGGAGCATTGCAAGTGATTCGTGGGCAAGGTCAGGGCGACCCTCCACGATCACATTGTGAGGTGGTAGCATGTTGTTTACAAAGTGGACTGATTCCCCGGCAGAGATGGTAACCTCTGCGGGATCAAATACTAGGTTGCCATTGGCACCCATTTGAACGTCCACTGCCCAAACAGGTGCAGCGAGAAAGAGTGTAGCGAATAGAGCAATCAGAAGCTTCATTTGTGATTCGCGGTCCCATTATATAGACAAAAAAAGTAGGGGTGTCCTGGGTTTTGCCAGGATCCCCTAACGCGGCGACGATATGTCACTATTTAGGAATTCCTTTTCATTTTGGTAGGGTGTGGTCTCGCCTGTCCAAAGTCTATAACCTTGTATAACTTCAGGAACTAACCATTCATCAACTCGGTAACAGTATTTCCAGTTAGCGGGTTGAATGCAATTCATTACAACTACATTCCAGAACGCTACCAGATGTATCACTAGTGTTTGCATTCCAGTGCCTCACCACTCCAGATACGATAAAAGCGTTAGTGACCATGTAACTAACAAAAATAATGGTGCGTACGATAGCAACGTAATCATCATAAGGAGCTGTCTTGTCGTCACTGAAACTGCCTAGACTATACTTCCAGATTTTGTAAAGCATCCATGAAAAAAGGGGGTCGAGACCCCCTCAGTATATCACAGAGCGTTGCCTCTTGGCAATACTTCTTCTGGGAAGATGAAGTTCTCATGTGGTTGGTCGGCAGGTGCCATCCAAGCACGGAGACCTTCGTTCAGAAGGATGTTCTTGGTGTAGAACGTCTCGAACTCTGGGTCTTCTGCTGCTCTGATCTCTTGGGATACAAAGTCGTAAGCCCTAAGGTTGAGAGCAAGACCAATAATGCCGATGGAACTTGTCCACAGACCCATAACAGGAACAAAGAGCATAAAGAAATGCA